CCAACCATAGCAGCACGTTTGTAAATGTACTCTAAATCAAATCCAAAAATATTCCACCCAGTGAGAATGTCAATATCCTTTTCGTTCATATATTTTTTAAACGCTAAAAGCATTTCTTTTTCAGTATCAAAACTAATAACATCAGGTCCATCAGTCTTTTTGTAGCATAAACATACTTTCTCATATGGTTCATCACTACCAAACTTACATAAGGAGACTGCGATTTGAAAGCAGGCATCGTCAGGGACGTTTGGATCTGGAAATTTCCCAGTAGAACTATTACACTCAATATCAAACGAGGCAACGATAAATGGGGCAATATCATCTCGTTCGACTGGTTTAAGTGTTGACCAGTCGTTACACCACAAATCAATATCAGTTTTAGCCAAGTGAGAACGAACACATGTATCACCAGTATCCAACCAACCTGTGGATTGGATTCCGGTTCTATGCATGAGTCTCAGGACAGGGTCAATATTTGATTCATAGACATGATATTGTTTGAACTCATTGTTATACATGAAAATTGAATTAACCTTTCGTCTATGTTCAAGTGATTTGAAATTGAGATGCATAAAATGAAACTCTTCATTATTTTGAAATCCCCAGACGTCCTTCTGTTTCGTCAAACTATAACTAGTTACATGGTCTCGTTTTAATCTACATATGTCGTTGTAAAGACGACTGACATCCTGGTCTGTTGTACCCCTTGGGAGCTTCACAAAAAAGTATGGATCGAATGTTGTGGTTACACAGACTGATTTACCATTCTCGGTCTTACCAAAAATACTGATTTGATGTTCACCTTCAACATCCCGTGCCTCCCATGTCAACGCTTGGAATACTACCATATGTATACTATGAGCCAAAATTTTAATATCATTTATTAATAAATGTCTGCTGCTTTGATCGAACTCGTTTCGGTGGGTGCCCAGGATGTTTTCATCACTGGTGATCCCCAGGTCAGCTTTTTCCGTCAAAATTACAAGCGTCATGCCAACTTCGCTATGAAGCCAGAGCGCATGGATTACATTGGTACATTTGGTGCGAACAATGAAATTACCATCCCCATCCGCTCTAAGGGTGACCTCATGAGCTACATCTGGATTGAAGATTCGCTCGTTTCTAACGTACAAGACAACCCAGACGGCCTTTTCTCTTCTACTGCGTCTAACCCTACGGAATTCCAGCTCTGGATAGGTGGTCAGAAGGTTTGCCAGATTGATTCACTCTTTATCCAAGGTGTACACAATCCCCTCATGCGTGACAGTCAAGCCAAGTCTTCAATGTGCGCTTCGACTGCCACCCTGAAGTCTAACCATGGTGGTGATCACTTCATGATCCCTTTCTTCTTTGGTGAAGATTACACTAAGTGCCTCCCACTCGTTGCTTTACAATATCATGATGTCGAGATTCGCATTAAGTGCAGGGATGGTTACACACCCGTCGGTAGTCCCAAGATTTGGGGTAACTATGTGTATTTAGACACAGATGAGCGTAAGTACTTCACTGATACTCAGCATGAGATTCTGATCACCCAAACCCAGCACCAACTCGCTGCCAAGGAGGATACTGATATTGATATCAGTTATTTCAACCATCCCGTCAAGTCTCTCCACCTTGTATCTGGTAACACCACCGCGGGTGCCGATTGGGACACAGCCTTCACTTTCGATAAGGCTACCCTTTACATCAACGGTACAGCTCTATTCGAAGAAACTTCGGCTATGTACCACCACACAGTCGTACCAGAAATGCACAGCACAGATCTTCCCGATGATGTTCTCGAGGATTTACCCACTTACACATGGCCATTCTGCATCAACCTCAGCAAGATGCAGCCAACAGGCACACTAAACTTCAGTCGCATTGACAACGCCAAACTCAGCCTGACCAACCCATCGGGTGGTAACGCGCTTCATCGGGTCTACGCGGTCAACTATAACATCCTTCGTATCAAGGATGGTATGGCAGGTGTTGCATTTGGTAACTAGAGTACCTAAGTCCTAGGTATATAACTTTAAAAAGTAAGTTCAAAACATCCAACATGGTGAAAACGAAAACGAAAACTCCAACTCTTGATTCTGTTCGCAAGGTGAAATCTGGTGTCACCGAACTTGTATTGCAGAATCAAAAGTTGAAAAAGAAGTGTAGAAAACTGAAAAAAAAAGTTGCTAAACTTGAAACGACTTCAAAAACAACATTTCGTAATGACACCGCCACCACGCCGCGTTCGTCATGGCACCCCGGAACTTTTACGGAAGCTGCCGGAAGGGCCAGACTCGACTATATCTCTCTCGAAGTTTCAAAACTTACACCTTATCAACAAAACATTTGGAGACACACTCTATCGATGTTTAAAACTCTTGATATTACTGTCAAACAACAACGACCTTATTGTTTTTTGAAATTTATCCACAATCTCCCCTCCGCGCTCATGTCCAGGCACGCAAAAACTGTCGCTGCAGGATTCATACATTCAAGTGTTAAACCTGAACTGAACAAGAGAGTCATGCAAGAGAAGATTGGTGTTTCTGTACCCACAATTAGTCAAGTGTCTAGAATTATTAACCTTATTTAATAAGCAATCTATCAAGTCTCAGTTTCTCCTTATTCATGAAAATTGTGAGTTGCATAACTTCACCTTCCAAATTTACTAATCCATGAGTCGACTTTTGGTACTTTGATATTTGGTCAACCCTAACAAGATCCACGGGTGACATCTTTGTCTTTGGTGTCTTACTGTGATAGACTGCGAGAACTGCAGCATCCCTTTTCGTCTCTCTAGGTAGTTGGTCTCCGTCGTAGCATACTACAACGTGTGCACCTGGACAGCCAGCTACATGCATCCACCAGTGTTTAGGGTCACTCGTCATTGTCAGTTGGTCATTTTCTTTTGCACTCTGACCAACTTGGATTTTGATACCGTCATACGACGTGTATTCAAGCATGTTTTTTTTGTCGTTTTAATTCCTTATATGATATCATAATGCACGTAGTATTACAACCAAGTCCTTCGATTACACACAAATATAGGGTCACCTTACCAAATAAACGAAGTATTGATTTTGGTGAAAAGGGTTTTCAGCACTACCCAGACCATGGTAATCCAAGACTTATGCGTGCACAACTTCTTAGGAAAGGTGCTATCATTCCTAAGGAGCTGCGAATAGAGAGGAACCCGTATGAGATACAGAAAGAAATGTTGAAAATTAGGGAAAGTTCTAAAGAAGATTGGGAAGATTTCTTCCGGGCCGAATATTGGGAAAGGTGGATACTATGGTCTTACCCGAACGTAAATAAAGCTAAATTGTCAATGGTGATGAGTCATGGTATACTTTTTATGCCTAGACCAGAGGACTTATGGTACTGTAAAGATGACCTTATTGACCTGTAGATCCAAATCCCCCATCACCCCTGAGTGTCTCATCGAGTAGACCAATTTCCTTAATCATAGGTGTATCACACCTCTCCAAAATAAGTTGAGCGATACGATCACCCTTCTTGATTTCAAAGTCTTCCGTACCATGATTAAATAGGACGACCTTGACTTCACCGGTATAATCAGGATCAATAACACCCGCACCAACGTTGATGCAGTGCTTCACAGCTAGACCAGAACGAGGGGCTACACGCCCATATAAACCATCAGGTATGGAGAGAGCAATACCAGTCCCGACTAAAGCTCGCCCCGCTTGACACGGTACAGTCGCATCTTCGGAGCTATATAAATCATATCCCACAGCACCATCAGAACCACGAGTAGGCAGACGAGCATCGTAACAGAGCTTCTTGACCCCGAGAGGCATGTATTTTTATTACAACTCAAATCCTTAAGCTTTCACAAACTTCTTTTTCTCTTCGTCTGTGAGGGCTCTCCACATCTCACCCAACCTCTTACCAATGTCGGTGAAACTGAGATCTGGGTTCTCTTTCACAACATCGGGTCGCATCTTCTTGACAAAGTTCATGTATGCATTAGGTTTACGCTTGGGCTTGTCCGCACCACCACGAAGTCGCAGAACTAGATGTAGAGTAGACTCCTTTTGAATATTGTAATCAGCTAGTGTGCGTCCATCCTCAAGCTGCTTCCCGGCGAAGATGAGTCGCTGCTGGTCGGGGGGGATTCCTTCCTTATCTTGAATCTTAGCCTTGATGTTATCGATAGTGTCAGAGGATTCAACCTCAAGTGTGATAGTTTTTCCAGTAAGTGTTTTCACGAATATTTGCATACTACTTGTATCATAGATTTAAATCTTAAAGTATAATAATACCTAAACTTCCTTCAAAGCGGGGTTCCTCTTCGAAAAAGTGAGTGCACAAATTCCACAACTAAATATGTTTATGAAATACTGACATCCAAGAACGTGTAATTTTGTGTACATACTCTCACGCGCATACAGTACCCATAGTAACAACGTCATACAGGTCTCATAACCAGCTCGAATGATTACATTAGATGCATGGTACATCTGGTCTATTGTTGGGTACAAATAACTGTCTCTAGGAGTAAGTCTTCGAATGGTTAATAAAGATGTATCAATTTCAACTAGACCTGCGAAACTAAGTATAAAAGCCTCCTCGGGGTGCATAAGAGGTCTAAGAAGAGCTAGAAGACATACTAAATGATGAAGTATGATTAAATTTCTAAGAGTGTGTATAACTTTCGGCTGAAGAATTATCCACATGAGATCATACGACATATACGTCGTGAGAGCATGTGTTAGAAACATGGGGTACACTTTATAGCTAAAAAATACATCAGCCACACATAATGCTGAGAATGGCGCGAGAAACAGTAAAGACGCCACATCATGAATAACGACAGCACGACGGTCCTTATTCATTTTGTGATTAGACAATATTCTTTTTATATCATTTAGACGAAACTGTAAATGGATATTTCCGCTGCTCCGATTCTCGTCGAGACGTGCACAGTTTTCTTATAGGTTCTATAAATAATCCAGCTGTTGCGATATATTTAATCCCTTTTTCGAGAGTTTTACCACGATGAAAATAAGTCCATGTACAAGGAAAAAATATAATTTTTCCTGCTTTTGGTTGTATAGATTTCCCACAACTAAACTCAGTAGTTCCACCAAAATCCTTTTCAACGTCGTTTAAGTAAATTATATAAGTGATACACGCCCCAGTTGGAGGGTATAGTTGATCATGATGCCAATGATAGTATTGACCAGGTTCAGTTCTTTGAATTTGTGGAGGGTGTATATAACTACCCATTACAATGTGGTCAGAAATCTGTTTCTTTACTTGGTCATCAACATCCATTTTTAATAGAAATTTTTTGTATTTTTCCATAGCTTTTCGTATCATATCATGAAAATACTTTTCTTCATCTACCCATTCAGGTTCGTCATAAATTCTTAAATCTGTACTTTGTTTCCACCCGGGAAAGGAGACATCATTATCAGTCACTCCTTTAAATTTCAAATCACTTTTTTCAAACTTATCTATAACACGATTACAAAAATCAACCGGGAATACATCTTCACATTCGTATATGAATTCCATTTGTTATTTTTAACAATATAATCCTTAAGTATTTTACATTTTTAAACGTGGGTCTCATGTTTTAAAATGCACTCAAGGGGTTTCGAACCCCTGACCTCAAGCTTACTAAGCTTGCGCTCTACCACTGAGCTATGAGTGCGATATGCTGAGAGCGGGGTTCGAACCCGCGCGTGCATAGCACAGGCGATCTTAAGTCGCCCTCCTTAGACCACTCGGACATCTCAGCCCGAATATACTACCACTCAAATCTTTAAGCATTTAGATGGTGGTTCATATGCTAGTTTATCCTTGAGTTCTTTACGTTGTTTCATCTTCTTGATATCTGCACCTTGACAATCATGCTTTGTCAAATTGAGACAACTCGGACAAAAGCTACCACCACAATATTTACAATCGATAGGGACACCACATTTCTTTTTACAGAGTTGACAAGGCATTTACTATTGTTAACTTGGATAAAGATTTTAACCCCATTTAATCAAGAAATGTCTCTCACTTACGCCTTCAGTAAACCAATTCACACCGAATATGCTCACCTGAAAAAAACTCTAAAAAACTCTACGGCTGCTTATGGTTCTGCTTTGAGTGCTTCTTACTTCATCACACAAGGCGCTGATCAAGGTGTATCTGCAATGTTAGGTGCGGTAGCATCTTATACGTATGTGAGTCTTCTCTCTGATCGAGTGGATAAATTCGAAAATTCGACAATTCAGAAGGAGTTCTTTGCACCTCTAGGTGCAGCTGCTTTTGAAGTGTCATGGAATAATGCACCATTTGCGTTTGACTTTGATTATGGTGCTACGTTTGTTGGATTCTTAGCGTATAAATTTGCACTCTCAACGGTACTGTATCAAATTGTGAGAGAAATGATGATTGGGGATAGTGCAAGTTTCTATGACACTGAGGAGAAAGTCTACAATGACCTATCTGATTGGAATTTTACCGTAGACGAGCCAGTTCACGAGCCAACCGAACAACCCGTCGAGGAGAGTGTTGATTAAGACTGAGTCTGTTCACGAGACTGAACTTATTGCGACCATTGAGACCCTTCATAGCCATGATACGCTTCCTAGCTACATCCTTGGTCAGGGGCATGGCTTTCTTTTGAGGCTTGGGCATAGGCATAACAGCCCTGATTGTGGCACGAGTGGGGGTTACGATTCGCTTAGTCACCATACCCTTCATGAAGTTGGTGGCAACCTTCTTGTCGAGTGCCTTCTTTTCAGCACGCTTCTTAGCGGCAGCGCGCTTCTTGGCAGCTTCGGGGTACAACTTGGCTAGGGGGACGTTATTGTACAGATGTAAGTTATCAGTGCGAACACCCCTTTTGGCAGCATGGCGGAGTAGATCCCTCGCGAGGGGGGTGTTCTTGGCACGCATCTTAAGGCCCTCACACATCTCTTTAATTGTGAGTTTGTCGGGGTTCACGATACCATACTTTTTGGCAACCTTCATTACATCAGCCTTCTTCTGGAGACGGCACTTCTTGCGTCCCAGCTTGAGATCACCTGCCTTGTCCACAGATACGAGTACTGGAGTCATTTTGTATTATACTGAGAAAAAGTTTAAAGAGGAGTTCAGACCTCTTTATATATGAATTGCTGTTTCACTAAAAGAATTCTTTCTGGTGTTGATGATTCGATACCAGTTTTTAGTCTTAATAATTATGAGGGATATGCAAAAATCACGAGTGTATATGATGGAGATACATTCAAAGCGGTTATCATACTTCATGGTCGACCTCTAAAGTTTACTTTTAGAACCATTGGGTATGATTCAGCTGAAATGAAACCCAGTCTCGGTATGAGAGCTAGAGCCGATCATATTCATCTAGCTAGACTTGCCCGTGACATGTTTAAGGAGGAATGTGGTTTTGATGATCGCGCACCTTTCCGATTATGGAATCCGTTTATGTGTAGAAACAAGGTGAATGGTTTAGTGTGGATTGAATGCGGTAAAAATGACAAGTATGGTAGACCCTTGGTGACAGTCTATAGACGCAAGGGGGATAAACAGTCGGTAAACCAAAAAATGATAGAATCAGGAATTGTAAATGTATATGATGGTAAGAAGAAAGATTCGTTCAGTTTAAAAATATAGGATTTTATTAAGAAATGGTACGTTACGGTCTATTGTTTTATGTATATTTACTCTCTCGTCTCGGGCGTAAACCAAAAAAGAAGGTCAAACAACCACCCACATGGGTTTAGCTGAGTTCTTCGAGTCTCAGCATCCTTCCAGTGTTGATATATTCATCAATCTTGTCACAGATTGAGGGTCCAAAACCACGGAGATGCCTGACGTCATCACCACTCATTACAATATAATCGAGGTCTCGGATCTTTTCAGCCGCATTCCAGTATGCCTCAGACTTGTAAACAGGCTCTTCAAGGTTTCCAAGTTTGAGAAAACACGTGGCAAGTTTCTCGTTCATGGAGGGTTCCTTCTTGATATTGAGGTAGTCGTCAATCTTCTTAGCGATGGACTTCCCAATACCTCGAAGCTTCATAGCATCTTTACCACTGGTGATCTTGTAAGAAAGATTGTAGATGGTATCACCAGCCTTGGTGTATGCATCGCGCTTGAAATTGTCTTCAGCCCTGTCAGCATACTCATAGATCATTTCAGCGAGCCCTGTATTGTGAGAGACAAAGTACTCCTCGTCTTCAGTCCCAGACACATAGGAGGCGTCAGTGTCAGAAACGAATGAGCCCTCATCATTGGAGGCAATAGACTCAGAGTCGGAGCACTCGGACTCCTCGTAGTCAGAGTCCTGCTCATCGAGGTACTCATCAACCTTGGCAGCAATACCCTTACCAATACCGAGGAGATGCATCAGGCTCTCACCAGTTTGGACCTCGTAGTCCAGGTTTGAGATAACATCTGCAGCCTTTTGGTAAGTCGCCGACTTGTAGAAATCATTAGAGGCACGGGCAAGATCAATCATACGATTGACAAGACCTTGATTGAGAGTGCAACTCTTGGATGTAACACGAGAGGTCGTGTCGTACAGAGAAGACTTGTACTCAAGGTCGTTGAGCTTGTTGAGGGCATCGACCTTCTCTTCATTGGCCTCTGTGAGAAGCTTCTTGAGCTGCTCAATCTTGGTTCGAGACTCTTCAATAGAATCAATGTCGCCGAGGACGGCGCGAACCTTACGGAGTTCGGAGTTCTCCTTCTCGAGCTTGAGGATGTAGTCGGTAATAGAACGGGAGTTCATGGTAGTAGACATGTTGAATGATTATTATGGGAGTCGGGCTCCACTTAGGTGTTTAAAGATTAGAATGTTGAAAAATGTAGAAAAATGGCAACACTCGCTGCACCCGTCAATATTCAGAAAACTCCCACAAAGTTACTTCAAAAAAGAAAGAGGTCTAACAGACGTCTCGCACAACCCAAGCGTGTTCAAGCCGCACTTCCTAACCCCGACCTCGTGAACTACGCACAACTCCAACTCGTCACATGGATTCTACCCATGACAATCGCTGGTCGTCTACTCAAGGTGGAGTACCCCCAAATTGCGATTGGTCTTACTGTCATGACTGCGGCAAAATTGGGTCTAGCAGCCAATGGTATAATTCATTACTAAAGATAATGTCTACCCATAGTAAAATGTTTACACTAAAGCCTAATATCGTACGACCCAATATCCGTGTCCAAGCCAAGAAGAATGATTTTGTAGAACCAGCTGAAGCTCCAGGTGAGGGGAGGCGTCGCCCCCCAAACGAGGAAGAAAACAAAGATTCTAAAAAGGGTGTTCATCCCCTAAAGAAGTTCATCATGGAGAAATTTAAGATTAAAGAGATTGATTATGAGAAGTTTAACAAAGAGAATAAGTGGGCTATTCGCCCAGGTCAAAAGAAGGATAAAGAATAGAAGCATTAGATACCAAACATGTCTTTCACACTCACCTCTATGACCCCACTTACACGCAACGTTAGAACTCGAGTATTTACCGACCCGGAACAATATGATACAGAAATCAATGCAGCTCGTGGATTTAGTAAATCGTCAACTACTCGTAGGCGTCCACCAATGACACAGGTTATGGAAGATTTTTCTGATCTAAATGAAGCCTCTCAACTTATCAACCATGTGACCGAACGTGAAGTCATCGAGGCACAGAACTTCTGGGCGCAGTCTATCGTAGATATCTCGAATTCATTTCTCTCAGGTGGTGACTACGTGAGTCTCGCAGGTGAACGCGCGGGTGATTTGTATGGGTATGACCACTCTAACGTACTCTTCAAACCCACGAAAGCTGCAGAGCAACAGTTTCGTCCTACCGCCAACGATGCCATGTCTTACTTTGTGGGTCACGATGCAGTAATTAGTGGTTTCAAAGAAGATCAGGGGTTCGCCATCAATGCCAAAAAGGGTTTCAGTAGGGTGATCTTCAATAATCACCAGATTGACTGTCACGGTGAAGTGGCACACGCTATGGGTACCTATGAATTCACGTGTGCCACAACTGGTGAAATTTCAGAGGTTGAATATACATTTGGCTATAAGCGAAATGATGATGGCAAGGTGCGCATCTGTTTACACCATTCCTCTGTCCCATATGCATCGGGTAATAAAACATCTCACGTGGAACGAAAGGAAACGTCTCAAGTGAAGCGCAAGATTGTATTTGACCCCGCACAAGCTGACCCGGAGGCAAACCAGCGTCATCAGGTCGCTACTGCGAGTTGGTAATTATGTTTAGTTTAAAGTCCTTGTCTAATCCATTAATGCTAATCTTCCCCTCTTTCACAAGACGCTTAATCGTACGACCAACCTCCAGGTTGTCGTCGTATGCCTTATCGTGTTCTGGAGTAGCTGGTAGATTTGGTATGGACATGTTAAATGCCATCATTTTCTGAGGCATCGAGAGATCTTTAGATTGGAGTATATCCAAAAGGTTTTTGGGAAGCCTGGAAAGATCCTTTTTAGTTAAACTTGAAAGATCCATTACTCTTTATGGGTATTTATTCTTTAATAGTACCACCGCAGGTGCTGAACCTTTTGGTGGTTTTTTACAGAAAATTTTACAATCACAGCAATCCTTTATACATACGAGTTGCTTTTTAGTCGCATAACATCGTGTAGGTAACATGATATCTTTGGATATGTAACGTGCTATTTGGTCAAGAAGTATCATCCTATAACTTTATTAGAGAAATTCCGTAGCCCAAATCTTCGAGGATTGGATCATTCTTGTAATCAACTTGGTAATATATCTTCTTGACACCACTACTCGCGAGGGCTTTGAAACAGTTGATACATGGATAATGTGTGATGTAGGCCACAGAATCATCGATGGAGACACCTCTCTTCGCTGCATCGGTGATGGCATTAATCTCTGCGTGAATCGTGGCCTGTTCATGACCCCAACGTACGATAGACCTATGATCTGTACCAGCGAGGAATCCGTTGTACCCCATACTTATGAGTCTATTGTTCTTCACTATAACACACCCCACTTTTAGTCTGTCACATGGGGAGCGAATAGATGCCAGAGTCGCAGCTTTTAGAAAGTAGTCGTCCCAAGAGATTCGTTCCTTGGGTTCTTCAGGTGGAGGGGAGCGCTGACGCCTAGCATCCTTGGTCATAGACATGAAACGAGGTGATGAACGTAGGGCACGGGGGCTGCCCATTTATTTCATGAAGGTTTTATTCTTTTAAACACCTAAGTCCCTTGAAGTTCTACGATTTTATCATCCTTTAACGTCCAACCAACACAAGATGTCAATTACCTCCGAAAAGAAAGAGTTCATCCAATACATCGCAGGTGGTCTCAGTACCCTCATGAACGGTTCAATGTTAGCTGATGAGATTTACACCAGCTTCCTCCCTTGGCCAAACAAAGAATGGATTGAAGATCCTACCGAGTTGTACATCAATGATAACATTCTCGATGGGTCATCATTCTCTGAAAATAGGTTTTGCAAAGCCATGGAGACCATCGATAAAGGAACTCTATGGGAACTTTTGACATACTTCGACAACAGGGATATGTCAATCTCACGTGTATACATCGAGAGCTGCCTAGTCCCGAGTGACCTCCCCGAAGAACTCCGTAAGTTTGCGGAATCTATAGACTACAAAGAAATACACACATTTGAAGACTTCCTAGAACTATAGATTGTAATCTTTAACAATATCTCCTCCGCCATTTAGCCTCTAATTCTGGAAACAACTCCCCTAAGGTTTTGAAATATGTATCAATATATCGCTTTTCTTCCTCTTCTTCCTCAGTCAATTTAAGACGGTCTGGGAACATACCCAACTTTATCGTCTTAAAATGATCAAGTCTTTTATTGAAATTCTCAAAAACACGAAACGATAGTAAGGTTTCGTCTTTTATGTTTAAAACACGAATTTCTTCGTGTATTCGGTCTAGGTGAACCATCTTGTATTTAACGCATATTTTTGTTGACTGAGGTGGTCATGGTTAAAGAGGATGGGTGTTGAGTTTTAAATTGGGGATGGCTCCTCGTTTATCTCCATTGACATATTTACAAACTATAGACGACGAAGAAGCAAAAACTATAGTTGAAAATGAAAAACTCATATTGATTCCAGACAAGACAAATAAAACTGGTTTTTGGTACATCAGAAAAAAAGAAGACCTTCACAGGCAAAGACCATATCAAATTTTACCAATACCCGAATATGGGATAAACAGGGGTTTATGTTTCAGGTCTAACATAGCCGCGGCTGTGTATATATCTCAACATCTAGGTCGTTCTGTATGTAGATCTATCACTACATGGTATGAAGATGAATCCAAAACTCAAATTCTTACAAACATACGGATTCCAAACCGTTTCCAAATTCCAAAGGTAGAGATGAATGGACAAATGTACGGAGGTCGAAACAATTCTCGCACAGACACATGGCGATATAAGACAGGGTCATTGTATGACGGATCAAAACGTAGGACAAAAATCCGCAATGGTGAAACTTCAGAACGCAGAGCACCTTCCAGGGAACACAAATTTGATTGGACAAGAGATTACTTTGGAACATGGGTTGCCGATACCCTGGAAGAGGAAAATTTCAAATGTGCTTACAGTAGTGGAAGGCTTACACCAAAATGTGTAAGTTTGGAACGTTTGGATGAAACACGTGGTTACAGTACCGAAAATTGTGTATTAATACATATAGCTTTTCAGACTGGTCATACTCAATGGTCACGTGAAAAATTTATGAGTGTGTATAATTTGCGTAATACTGATACATACGACGAGCATGAAGTTCACAAATCAAGAATATATAATTCGATTCCATATAACCAACATTCTATTGAATCAAAACGGGGAAATACTCCACCAAGATTGTATGCTATGTTGAGAAAATTAAAAAATAATTCTATAGGTCATACGAAAAAAAGAAACGCGAAGGGTCGTAATCATCGAGAAAGTGAAATTACTATTGAATATCTTATAGACATATGGGAAAAGCAACGTGGACGGTGTTATTATTTAGATATTCCAATGAACATTGACGGTGATTGGCGCGTGTCCCTCGAAAGAATTGATAATGGTAAAGGATATACGACAGATAATGTTGTTCTCACGACATTAGAAACCCAAAATAGTCATCATACATGGTCAAAGGAATTTGTGGAAAGTGTATGGAACTAATATTACCTCAAATCCTTATCAGCCGTATAATAAGTCTTGCCCTTAGTGGCGAAACTATGAACCCTAGCATACCCCCACGCTTGTGGAGAGGCTCCCGGACGATGCCCGGTTCTCCACGCAGCGAGTCCCCTATTGTAGATGGTCTTCACAGTCTTTAAAGGAATGCCAGTAGCCTTAGCAATATCTGGCAACGACTTGACATCTGAGCCGTACCTTTTCCTGAACTTTTGGGTGTAGGAGGAAGTCTTCGTCTTTCTTCCTTCGTCTGTTCTAAACTTGGTGTAATCTTTTTTGAGCATCTTCTTGTAACGAGTTTCAACCTCCTTGAGAGTACCAAGCCCCCTGAAGTATTTGAGGGGTGCATAGATTTGACCTTCTGTTCTACGCAGTTGCCCAACTTTTCGAGCAATTTGAGCATCGGTGAGAGGCATCTTACCTTTTACTTGAGATATTTTATAGCCGAAGCGATATTGGGATAGATGCATTTTCCGAACCTGACACGACCTGTCCTAGGATTGTAGTATCCCCTGTGGCCATTGAAGATACATTTGTGAAGTTCACCCATATAAAAAATACAATATTATAATAATTAGTTGAGATGGGACTTTCGATTATTATGGGGAATATGTTTTCCGGTAAAACTTCTGAACTTATCCGTCGACTTAAGCGTCTAAAAGTCATAGGTAAGGAAGTCATGATTGTCAACTCAGCGAAAGATACCAGATCACCTGAAGAAGTTTTGAAAACGCATGACAATGTTAAGTTTAATTGCCACAAAGTGTATGACCTATTTGATATCATCGATACGGATGAATTTGAGCGGGCTGATATAATAGCCATAGATGAAGCACAATTCTTTCCCAGACTCAAAAAATTCATAGAAGGGTGTTTATACCTAGAAAAATCAATTATTATCGCAGGTCTTGATGGAGACTGTTTTCAGAGAAAGTTTGGTGAACTCATCGACTGTATCCCTCTCGCAAGTGACGTAACTAAACTTTCAGCACTGTGTATGCATTGTAACGATGGAACACCGGGTCCTTTTACCAAGAGGATTGTCAAAGACAAAACCCTAGAACTTATCGGTGGAAGTGATATGTATGAAGCAGTGTGTCACAATCACCTGTGAATATCCAAGATGAGTACAACCCTTCGACCGTCCCCGGTTTTCGCCAGTTCATGATATCTCGCGTGGTCAAAGAGGATATCTTCACCCTCTTTGTGTATGTGCCGACCTTTATCAGTGTACAAGCTACAATCTCCATCACCATGTATAGTCAACTGGTATCGTAGGAGTTCATTTGATTCAGCACGATGTGGGTGTAAAACCATGGGACCCTCTATGACCGCAAATGAAGCACCCTCTCTATTTATACATGGTATTTGACGAATGAGACTATTTAGGAGTGGGAATTGTTCAGCTTTATAAAAATAGTATCCATCATTCTTTTCAAACCATGGGTTAGTATCATGGTACCACGTCTTTTCTAGAGTTGGTGAAACTTTTTCAAACTCTTCACGTAATTTGGGATAATGGAGTTTCAGTAGAAGAAGACCTGGATAATTCTTTACATCATACTCTGGTAGACATTTAACAATTTCCCTAAATGTATTTTGTATACCAAGGAGTGGTCGATGTAGATTTGAAAAATAGAGGTGGTCTATAGGTGGTTTTACATAATCATACAGGACCATCAGTATGGGCACAAACATAAACCGCCACATTATTTTCTCAGTAGATAATAAAAATGCCCGGATACCCCAAGTCCATGTATGCCGAGCCCAAGCCCACTGAGGAGGTTGCGACCACCGAGTCTCGCTTCTCCATGCCCGCTCTCCCCCAGCTTACCATCGTCCAGATGGTGCTCGTCGGTCTCATTGCGGCCTATGCCTTCACCGCGCGTAAGATGAACGGTGTCGTCGTTGCCAGCCTTGCGCTGACCGTTGGCCTCCTCCACATGTATGACCACATGTACCGTGTCCAGCGTGGCCCCGAAAAGCTCTTCTTCCTCGGCAAGACTGAGATGATGGGTCATAAGAAGGAGCACTACAGCTGCTGCGGCAACTAAAAAATCTCAGTAAAATATAAGTATGCGCGTCAAAATTATTCGTAGCCCTAACCCTAAAAAGAAGTTCAGGGCTGTCTTAGAAGACGGCAGGACTGTTGACTTTGGTGCCAGTGGATATTCCGACTACACCAAACACAAGAATCCTTCACGTATGCGTTCCTATGTGTTGCGTCATGGAGGTCATGTACCCAGACAAACTATAGAAGAACGAGATCCCAAGAAGATCCAAACAAAAATGTTAAATGTCGATCGGAGCGACAAAGAGAATTGGAAGATGAGCGGTATCAGCGGGGCCGGTTTTTGGTCCCGTTGGTACCTCTGGAGTTTTCCTACGTTTCAGGGTGTTGAGAAGTTCATGAAGAAACGTTTTGGGATTAATTTTGTATGATTTAGGCCGCCATCCCCTTCTTTTTGAGGACATTTTTAAGCTCAGCCATGAGTTTCGCGCGTCGAGCATTTACTACTGGTGCTCGTCGTTGGGGTGGTGGAGGAGGTGGTGGTGGGGGAGGAATACCCGCACGAACCACGGTTGGAGCAACTATAGTTTGACACACTCTGATAACTCTCTGTGCATTTTTCACACTGTTATCAAAGTTCATCCTAATTTTGGTGCGAAGTTCCCTGGCTGTGAGCTTCACACGTTTACCCTTGACAGTTTTGGTGATCCGAAGACCTTGCTTCTTGGCTTTGTTTTTTAATTCAAGATACTGCATCTACTCTTGGTTGAGATTATAATATAAAGTTATCATTCTTAATTCTATTAATATGTTGGCTATTGGTCAAACCCCAATTTGTTTTCATAACATTGGAAGACGGCGACGAACCTATCGATCGCGAAAAAAACCATGTATGAAGAAGGTTGACAGGCTCGATTGTGCTATACGTCATAGAAGGTGTCTAGGTTGCCCATTCAATGACTTCTTCAGGCCCGACAAAATCAATATAAAATCAGATCAAGAAAAGTCTTCAGATCACCCGTCTCAATAAGTCTGGCGTATAACATACCTTCCTGATCGAAATAGAGTGGGTTTAGATTAGCCCTATCAAATACATTTTTAAGTTTAATTTTTAGTTTGTCTAAATGCATCAATACTTTGGATAATATATCAAAATCTAGGACCTGGACACCCATACGGAATGCGACCTTGTTTACACTATATTCACCCGTATCAGTTTGAACAAGAAATTGTTTTTTTATAAATTCTTCTATTTCGTTTCTTGGGCTAATCCCAATTTGATTTGCAATTTGTGTAATTTCCATTAAATTATCTAAACCCGCTACTAACTTTCTTATAAATTCACGCTTACCTTGTGGGAGTGACATCTTATTGTGTATAAAGATAAAAAACGCACCTAGGGTAAGATGACTGATGTATTTGAACTAAAAATTATGATTAGTAAGGTACTTCTTCCAAGAATTAGAAAACTCGAAGAAGAACTTGCGTCATTACGAAAACATACGTGGCCGTATGTACAGGGAAAAAAAGAATCTCATCAACTTGACGATATCGAGGCGAAGGTGGATTTTCTTAAACATCTCGATGAGGACACAGTAGTTGAATTATTGAGGG